TATAATTTGCAATACGGTTAATGACACGTGGATTGTCAAAATATAATGACCACGGGTCAATGTCAAAACCTAATGTCGTACCAGTACCCCACTCTTCTTCGTGGATCTTAATCGGCCTTTGAAAGAAATTATCTAACGTAGCGTCATTGGTGTCCTGAAGACCACGAGTAGGATCCATCTCTGAATCCACATCGTAAGCATAAGCAGGCATCTGGTCCTTAAATTCCACATTCTCGTGTGTTGAAGCTGTTGCCAACTTCATAACGGACACATCTTCCGTTATACCAGACTGAGGAACATAAACGACATTCTTCTTCTCATTTTCCACCGGTCTCTCACCGGATAAGGCCAAAATAGCCTCTGTTGTTTCAATCATTTCAATTAATTGTTTTAAAGTAAAATTCTTGTTAATACATTGTTTCTTGAACGTGGACTGCATCAGGTACACACGTCTGCAGGGTATTTAGCTCGAAACCTTCCGAACTTAAAATTGTCCCAAGAAGCCTAATACATCCGCAATAACACACAAAATGCGACATACTGGTATCCATACAAGGAACACAATTTTGCTTACCATCAGATTTGAAACTGGGGAACTGTTTAACGTCTGTTCAAGACGGGCTAAAAATCCAAAGCAGCGTGCGCGACACACTCTTGGAAAACCTCCGACGAATTCGCAGCAATAGCAAACCAGCCAGATAAACTAAAACCGTCAAAGTAATGGACAGTCATACCAGTAGGTGTAACCAAAACACCCATCACACTGGCATGTGGTTGGAGCAACTTCACAACAGAAGCATACTTCTTCACTTGACTAATTCCTTTATGACGATTATTAGTCGTGCCCTTAACCTCAACGATCAAAATATGTCTAATTCCATCTTGCAACTTCTCAAAGACCATGTCAATCTCGCCTAACGTACTGTGACACACGACACAATCAGTAGCAAGCAGAGCCATCTTCACATCAAATGCGGTCTGCAAATACAATGATCTGTCTTCCGTCTCATCACCACTTTGCGGCTTGTAGGGCTTCTTTTCCTCAACTTGTCCAGATCCCTGATACGCAGGGTCATAC